TCATTTAATATTAAAAAAGATGAAAAATCGTTTCCATTTAAATTTATTGAAAGAGGTAAATTATTATCAATTACAGGTTCTTCAATTATTTGTTTTTTGGTAAAATTTGAAAAAACTAATTCTCTTACTTGACTTGCTACTTCATAATCAAATGGAACTATAATACCATTTTCATACTTTGTAATTCTTATAGTATAAATAGGGTCAGCACTATATACTGGTTCGGAATTTCTTCTTGCCTGTCCATCAAATCTATTTACATTATTTCCAAAATTATCAAAGCCATTGTAGGTATTATCTATTGGAGTTAAATCTCTTAAAAAAGCATCATCTTTATAATATTTGTAATCAAATAATACATTCAATACATATTTGTCAGAATTTACATATCCCTCTTTTAATACTTCAATAGTATATTGATTATTTTGTTTTAATACATCCTCCGTACTTATATTAAAAGAATTCGGAGTGTTTTTAAATGTATTTTCCCCATTTATAACAACTGATGCGTTTTGTTCGGATGAAATTATAGTAAATAAAAAACTAGGTGCATAATTCGTTGTACCAATATATTGAGGGTCACTTGATACAGTCATAGGTGCTCCGGAAGATGGGTTTACAACATAAACTCCACCACCACTTGACACACCACTTTCTAAAGCGGATAAAAATTCTAAATTTTCAGAATCCGTTTTAGGTAATAAACTATCTTCTATATCAGCTATTCTTGGCATTTATTAATTTTATTATTTTAATACTATTCTTATTCAACTGCACGTCTTCGTTCTTTATCTCTTACTTCTATTTGTGTCATATCCCCATATCCTCTATACATTCCATTTTCTAATAAAGAATCAAGTAGTTTTTGTTGGTCTATTTGTACTTGATTCATAGCACCATACTCACCTACATTTCTTTCTTTTGGTGGCTCATATGGCTCGTATGTAGGATTATTTATTGGTTGTTCATCAATTGGGAATATCAATTCAGGTTGTAGTACATCGGATTCAGTTGGTAATAATTGTTTTTTAACTAATTCTTTAAGTTTAAGTGAAGAATTTTTTGCTTTAGGTTTATTTATAAAACTTATATCTTTTACTGTTTTTATTTCTCCACTATCTATTTCTGTATCTGATTTTGATGTTTGAATTATTTTTGATATTTCATCGATACTTTGATTCAAAGTATTATCAAATAAAGATGTAGTTAATACATCAGGAGTTAATAAATATTTATTTAAGACTGTAGCTAATATTTTTTGAATTGATAATTTTATTTCGTTATCAGTAATTGTGATTGATGGTTTTATATTTTTATTTTTACCATAATTTATATCATTTACATCAGATATTCTATTAGTAAATTCGTAAATGCAAGCTTCCATAAATTTTCTATGTATTTGATTTATAAATACATCAAAACTTTCTATTTTGTATTCATTTACTAAAGTTTGAAAAAATTCATTTCCATATTTTGATTTTAAAAAAATAGAAACTTCAGATGGGTTTATTTTTTCAATATATTGAAATGCCTGATTAATATTATCTTCTCTAAATTTATTGTTATCTACAAATATTTTAAATCTTTCTTCTAAATTTTGTAATAATTGCGGTGGTTGATTTCTCTTTAAAGGAAATAATCTTATTTCGGTTCTAGATGGTGAAATTTCCGATATCCACATTTTATCAAACGATTTTTCACTACCAACTCTTTTATTTATAAGAGATAATTGTGTTTTAAAAATACCATTATTATATCCAGACTCTCTTAACAATCTTTCAGCATCTATAAAATATTCTTTTGGTAATTTATATTTTTGAAATACAGTTCCAGTTGGAATTAAAAAATAATCACTTATGTTTTCGGTAGATAGAGGAATATATCTTACTAATTCTCCATTTATTTGAGGTAATTGATTATCATTTGCATCATAGACAATAAATTCTATGGCATCATTTTGACTAAACCCAAAGAAAGAACTTAAATCGCCTGTTTCGAATATTGCTCTATCTTTTTGCTCTATCAAATATCCTTTGTTTTCAATTATACTTTTTATTGATTGTAAAGCCATAATAATTTATTTAAGAACTTCCTCTAAATTTTTTAAGATAAATAGAAAGTGAAACTTCTGAACTTGAACCTGAACTTGATTTTACTTTTAATGAACTTCTATATTCCCTATCTCCTGTAAACCCAATTGTTCCTTTTGGTTTTTGGTCTCTAATCCAACCAATATTTTCAACCAATTTAACATTTTTAGTTTCACCTGCTTTAAGTGTTACTGAACCAGGTACATTTATTATTGGGTCTCCTGATAATGTAAATGTAATTGTTGTATCTTTATTTGTTGTAAAATTTGTTAGTTCAAGAGTAGGTCCATTAATCCATTCTTCAGTTCCTCTATTAGCTCTAGCTCTATATGCAATATCTGCCAAATCTTTTTCTTTTACTTCAATTATTTTAGCAGAAAAATCTTCACCAACTTTTGCTCCTTCTGCAAGTTTACCTTGTTTACCAAATAATTGTTCTCTCAAAGCTCCTAATTCTTGTTCTAACGCTTGATTTCTTGCAAAAAGTGAAATTCTTTGTATTGATTCTGCTGTGGCTCTTTGAATTGCATTTTGTAAATCCACAATAGTACCTCCAACTTTATTAGTTGCCTGTAATGATTGATTATCAGCATTTGCAACTAATAATTCTTTTCCATCTATTTCAACTCTTAAACTTTGAGATACAATTTCTAATTCAGTAACTTTTGCTCTTAAATCTAAAATCACATCAGTTTGTTCAGAAATTGTAACATCTCTCAATCTAATATCTTCTAATGCCGCATCATAAATAACCTTTAATACAGTTTCAGGAAGTTCTGGTTCTTCTATTGGTAGTAATTCAATAATAGTAGTATCAATAGATTTTAATAATTCATCAACATTATATTTTGGTTTTACTAATTTTCCAAAAACTACACCATCAGTTTCTTCATCTGATGTAAATTGATATATACCAGATTGATTTTTATTTGGCAGTACAAGAGACCCGCTAATTTCGATAGCTTTTACAAATGGTTCATTTTTTAATCCTGTATTTGCCATTTTTACTTTTTAATTACATTAAATGTTAGTTCATTATCATAATATTCAATACCATTATTTTCTACTTTGAATTCTATTTTGTATGTTCTACCAACCTCCCAATTTGATAAGTTAATATCAATATAATTTCCTTCTGAATTACAACTTATTTTAGAATAATTACTAAATGGTATAATAACATCATCCGATGCAAAATCTTTTATTTGATAATATGAAGTTTGTGGCAAATATTTTATATTACTATATTCAAATTTATTTGTAAATGTTTTTTGAGGATATAATTCTCTAGCAAATAATTTTAATTTTATAGTTGTATCAACTTTATATTCTTTTTTTAAATTACTAATACCAATCTTTATATTAGATGCATTTAATTGTGTCAATGAGCCTGTTATAAAAGATTGGTTATCCCATCCTATTCTTATTTTTGGTTGATATATCGTATTTGTTTCTTTACTAAAAAATTTTAAAATACCATAATCCATTGTATCATTTTCTTTCGAATCTGGATACTTTAACATTAATCCATCATTTGGAGTTGAACCACTCATCCAACTTTGTAACATTTGTTTAATATTCATTTCAATATCAGCAGTTTGATAGTTAAATGATTGATTTGATGAATTACTTATCCACCATGTACCACCTGTTCCATTATTTGGATTTGCGTCTGTTCCTAAATTTAGACCATTTTCTAACCAATCTATTTTTGAGTCTCCTTCTCTATAATTCCATGTTACACCCTGTGTTGATATTTTATCAAATCTAGTACCAATACCCATTTCCCAACTTCCTGAAACTGGATAAGCATATATACTATATTCTAATGGTATTTCTTGGCTTTCTGTTTCTTTTAAAATTAGAAGCGCTTCAGATAAATTAATAGTATTGTTTGATAATGATTGTGATAAATACCCTACATCAAATTTTATTAATGCACGAGAAATATCTTTTATATTACCATAATAAACTTTACTTACTTCTAATACTTCATCTAAACCAGTGTTTTGGTTTGGTTGTTGAAGGTAAACTGTTGCATCTTTAGATGCTGTCATAAAATAGTATGCCATTATCTTGCTCTTCCTTTTATATCTGTGTCTGGGAACTTTATTTCAAAAACGGATGGGTCTAACGATGGATAAATAATTTTATTTCTCGTTGCAGATTCTATATTATATGAATTTGGAGAATATCTACCACCACACTTATTAACAAATTTTAAAACAGGTACCGATTGAACACCTTCTATATTTGCTATTAGTAATTCTACTTCACTCAAATTAATTGTTTGATTAAATGACCAATTATCAATATTAAAAAATTCTTTAATTTCTGTTATGCATTTAGCAACAATTTCATTTTTATTATAGTTGTTAAAACAAATAACTTCAAATTCAATTCCAATATTTATAATAAACCCATCATTAACATTAACACCATCAGTTAATATTTTATATTCATTTATATATGTTTTAAGATTTTCTTTAACTCCTCTATTTAAATTTGTTAAAAAGCCATTTGAATCATATCCTAACAAATATAAATTAATAGCAAATGGGTTATTTTTTTCATTATCATTTGATGTTTTCCCAATTAAAAACTTTTGTATTTCATTTCTTACTGTTGTAACATTTGGTTCTTCCGAATCTGGTTTATTTACAAAACTCATAACTAAGTCAGTAAACTCTTGTAAAGAATTTGGAGATGCTAATATAGAAGATGGTGAATTATTATCCAATGTACCATCAGCTACTGCATATGCTTTAGCAATACCACCAAATTTAGAAGGCATTGATAAGGCTCTTACTTGATAATCTTTTGCAGTTACTGCTCTATTTTGTGAACCAAAATTAGCTAAAGCATTTTGTCTTATTTCTTCTATGGTTTCACCATCTCTACCACCAATTGCAGATATTTCATTATCAACAGCTACGGAAGATTTTATTCTATTATAAACAGCTAATTCTTCTGCTGAAAATTGAGAAATATCTTCATTATATGCTATACCATCTAATTGAGTTAATTCACTTTGTGCAACATTCGAATTCACACCACCACCAATTAAATAATTTACAGTTATAGTTGTATTTGATGGGGATGTTCCATATGTTTTTGTTTTTAAAAAATTAGTTGGGTCAAATGATTCCTCTAATCTATTAATTGAATTTGGTAATCCTAATCCTACGTTTTTAAGATTAGGGATTAATAATTCATCAGATGCAGTAGGGTCACCTGCGCCAAATTGGATTGTTGTTGTACTATCTGAATTTATTTTTGTTACAAACCTTTTTGATGTTTTAATCGTTTTTAATATAAATGGTACAGTTGATTTAAATTGATATAAATCAGGATCATTAGTTGGAGAATTTGGTTCTTCTACAAAAACCATCTCTTGTGCTAGATAGGGAACTTCATACCATTTATTTCCATCCGAATCTCTTACATCGTATATTTCAATAATATTATTATCTGATAATTTTACGGATTGAAATGCTTTATAATTTCCAAATGTAAAAGTTTGAGTAACTTCGGTAGCTGATATTGCATCTACATATTTTTTTAATAAATAAAACGTTGGTTCTCCTGTCGTAATATTTCTCTGATAAATGGTTATTTCTCTATTATTTTCATCTGAAAAATCTACCATATCAGTTGTTCTAAATAAAATCCCATTTGTTTTTGATTTTACTCTCAAACCTGTTTTTATTTTAAGAAAATATTTTGAATCCGGTTCATTATTTATTCCCGTTCCAATTGATGGTACTAATTGATAAACAGATAGTTTTGTAACTGCTGGTGATGTTACTTTTGGTTTATATCCCAAAAATTGTGCTAAAGCTAAAACATTTTTTTTATCTTCAGCATATGGTAATAATGATTCTTTTAAAGTATCATCAATATAATAAGAAAGAGCATCTCCAACATAAGATGCCATTTCAATAAACATCATACCAGGAGATGTCTCATTAAAATCATTATATGTTTTTGGAAAATAATTTTTTGCAAATTCTATTAAATTATTTCTATAAGATGTAAAATCTTTATTGAGATATTTAATATCTTTTCCTTTGTTTTTAAAGTTTTTATTTATACTTTTTAATGACATCTTATATTAATTAAACTGTAAATGTTAAAATTTCTAAATTAGGACTATCATTCAATCTAAATTTAATTGAAACATTTACTCTATTATTATCTTTTAATTCATTAGATTGCTCAATATCTATTGAATCCATTGTAACAAATGGCAACCAATTACTTAAAGATTGATTTATTGTTTCTTCAATTCTATCAGGTAAATCTTCAGTATTTTGTTCAAATAATAATTCTTGAAGTCCACTTCCTAAATTTGGTTGCATTAATCTTTCATACTTTTTAGTCAATAACAAACTTTTTATATTTGTTTTGATTTGTTCAGATGTTGTATATGATTGATTAAAAGCTGTATTTGTTATTTGTAATGGCAAAGTAATACCAATAGCATAATCATTATATTCTATCGTATCAATTACTCTTTTTTTACCAAGTATTATTGCCATTATTTCTTAAATCTTTTTACCAATTCCGAATAATCTCTGTTAAAAGCTTTATCCAATTCAGCTACTCCAGTATTTACACCCAATCCAGTAGGTTGAGGTCCTTTCGCTAAATCACCATAACCCATTTTTTCAGCCATTGCTGTTTTACCTACAATTGAACCCATATCTCCCTGTCCAAAACTCATTGTTCTGAATCCTCCATCTCCTTGTGGTATTCCACCACGTGTTTCATTGAGGATTTGGTTAATCATTGGGTTTTTACTGAATTGTTTTTGTGATACTACTTGTGTAGATACCGATTCTTCAATAAGTTCATCATCTAACATAGCTTTAGCCATTGATAATCCAGTAGTTTTTGGTTTAGCAGGTTGTTTACCTTCTGCTAACATTTTTTTCATCTCAGCCTTCACACTTTCCTTAATTAAAGCAGGTAATTGCTCTTTAAGCTCCTCTTTAATAAGAATCTGAATGGCTTTTAATAGTTTGTCCGTATTCATACTTTATTATTTGTTATGTTTATAAATATTTGAATTGTTATTTTTGGAAATTACTATACTTTGTCTGTATAAAATCCCCAATATTCCCAATGCCACATTTCATCCACACCAGCACCATCAGCTAAACGATATGGATTATACCAACCATATTTAGGTCCATTATTTGATAACCATCTGTAAAGTGATGATGTTTCACATGCTTGTTTATTTATACTAGGTGTACCACTTCCATTTACAGCTCTATATAATTCTCCGAAATCTAAAGCAAGTCCCCAACCATGAGGAGATTTACCGGCTTTAGCTACAGTAGAACCACTACCTAAAGAACTTTGATGAGATACACTTCTATATCCAGATGTAATTGTCCATGCTATTCCTGCCGATTTTGCAGCCGCTTTTAATTTAAAATATTGATTAGCTGCTTCAGGATGTAATAAATACCAACCACCACTTCCTTTATAGGTGTATTCAGTTCTACCTCCTTTTTCAATACCAACCATAACATCATTTGGTATAGTTCCATTTTGATATTTACCTTTCCAATCCGGTGGTGGAGGTACTCCTATTGCACCCACACTACCATATATTTTAGCAGGTGGACCATCTTCTATTTTTTGTATTTGTTCAGTAGTTGGTTGTTTTTCCTGTGGTGTGAAATCTGCTGGTGGTTCTCCTGATGGTGATGGTGATGGTCTTGGAGAATAATCTATAAATGTTGCTTCTTGTTGTGCAGGTTTTGCAGGTATTTGTTTATCTGCTTTTACAGGTCCATTATTTTTTTCAGCTTCTGAAAGTTCTTTACCTTCCGATTCAGGGGTATCATCTGATTGGGGAATATTTGGAGTTGGTGTAGCTGGTGGTACTGTGTATCCTGTCCAATTTACTACTCCTGGTGCCGGGGTTGGTGTTGGTACAGTCGGATAGAGTGAGATAGTACTAGCAACCCCACTAACTGTTGTCAAATGTTGTGTAGCATATTGAATAAAATCATCTATTATTAATGATGTATTTTTTGTAGGAGATATTATTGACATAAAAAATTATTCATATATTGATACGTGCATAGGGTCAAAGTTTTTCAACCAAGTCAACCCTTCATTTTGAAATATTTTTGCAACTTTTAAAAAACCTAAGTCAAATTCATTAAAGTCTCTTAGCTTAACAAATTTTTTGTTTTGTTTTGTATAAATGCCATCTTCACCAAATTTAGTACCTATCGGGTATATATCGGCATTTATATCAATTGCAAGTCCCCAACTATGATTAGATAAACGAGTTCCATCAGTAACATTTCTTACAGCTAATCCACCTGAACATGATTTTATATATAGATTAAGTTTTTGTTTTATTATTTTATCAATAGCTGGTTGTACAACTTCTTTTAATTGTTTATGTACAACTATTTTCGATGAACCTCCGCTAGCTAAAGGTATTTCAATTTTTGTGCAATTCTTACTTAAATATTCAGGATTTACTTCAAACCAAACTCTTACACCCTTACCACCCGTTTTATTTAGATATTCATTAATTTCACTAGATGTTGTCAATACTTTTGTAAGTGGAAAAGAATTAGTTCCTTTGTTGTACCAACTTTGCTTTGAAGTGGATTTTATATCTACTACAAAATTACCATAATCACCTTTAGCTGGCCATATTCCGTTTGCAACAGCATCAAATAATTTTTTATCACCTTTTACAGGATCAATTTTTCTGCGTGGTGTTTCATCTATTTTTTCATCAGATGTATCCGATTGACCAGAAGTTTCATCTAAACCCAAATCCCTTCTATATTCTAAAGTTTGTTGTTTTATTTGAGTTGGTGTTGGTAATCTATTATCATAAACTATAACAGTGGTTTTGAAAATTTCATCAAATGTTTTTTGAGATTCTTTATATTTTTCAAAATCATCTTTAATTGGATTTGGTTCTGTTTGTACAGGAGCACTTTGTTGTATAGGACTCCAAGTTCCAACATTTATAACAACATTAGATGTTACAGATATATTAACAGTTGCTCCAGGTGAAGGAATTAATGGTATTGGTAATTCATTTAAAGTAGCACCTGTCCAATATGCTTGAACAGCTTTTCCCAATTCTCCAACTAAATCATAAGGTTGTTTTGAACTTTGTCCTTTTAACAAAGCAGCGTAAACTAATTCTTCCATTAATTTTGTATTACCTTGCTTTACTTTAACAAAATTAACTGTATCATATCCTCTTTTTACGGCAGCATCATATTCACTAGTCCATAAATTTGCAACGTTTTTTAAATCGGGCAAAGTATTAGGATTATTTGCGTATTTTAGAATATTTGATTTAAATAATGCCCAAGACATATTTTATATTTTAGGTATATTTGATTGTATCTGTGATTTAGCATTACTTACCGCAGAACTTATACCAGAATTTAAATTAGTAATTCCAGATGTATCCATTGTTGGTATGTTTGGTACTTTTGGTAATTTAGGAACTTTAACATCTTTAATTTTTGCCAATTTATCTTTATTAGAAAATAGTTTTGGTTTTTTTAATTCTTTTGGTTTAAACTTACGAAGTTTAGGTAACTTTGGTAGTTTAAATCCTTTTATAGCTCCAATTGCACCTGTCACTGCCCCAGCTGCTCCTGCGGCTGCTGCTTTTGCTGCTTCTGCTGCTGCTTTAGCTTTATTTGCAGCTTCTTGAGCTGCCGCTTTTGCTTTTGCTGCTGCTTGCTCTGCTATAGCTTTTGCCTGTTCAGCTGCTGCTTTTGCAGCTGCTTCAGCTTCTGCTGCTTTTTGCTTAGTTTGTTGTTCCAATTGGTTAGCAGTTTCTTTTGATATATTATTTGTATCAATTGTTTTTGACATTATGAAGTTTGATTTAATTTACTTAATATATTATTTAATTTTGATTTTATATTTCCAAATTGAGATAGATTGGTTGGTCCTTCGGCAGTTGGACCAGATGGAGTAAGATAAACTTGTTGTGTTATTGCATCAATTAATTCAGATAATATATCTACTAATTGCTGTCCTTTTACTAATGGTTCTAATTCAGTATTTCCTAAAAATATAGAACCTTTTCCTGTGTAAAATACAACATCTCTATCATTTGTGACAAAATTTATATTATCACCAACAGTAACATCCATTCCTAATTTATTATCAATAGATAATCCTCCATCCGAAATAAATCCATAATTTTTTTTAGAAAAAAACAACATCTCCGCATTTTTAGCTGATAATATTATTCTACCAGAGTTTAATAATATTTGGTCACCAATTAATTTTGTTGGATAATTTTGAAATGATACCGGTTTTGTTTCAAAATCAGTAGCGCCTTTATCTGAAAGTGTTCCCGGTGTAAATGGTAGTTCAAATTGTTCAGATGTTAATGCTATTATACTACCATCTCTATTAAAATCTTCTTCAACACTTTGGTTTTCTTTATACTTGTCAGTTCTTGTAATTCCACTTTCATGGTTTCTTAATATTAATGTAGGTGCATATTTATTTTCAGGATTATTATAACCAGATAAGCGTATGCTATTTCCAAATCTCCCTTCTATTAAAAAATCACCTTCATATAATTTTAAATTATGTAAATATTGTTTTGGTGTATAGTATTTGCCATATCCTTTTGTTGTATTGTTTGGTTGATTTGTATTAGGTGTACCAGTAGTAGCTATGGTATTATATCCATCTGCTGTATTTTCTAATTGACTATCTTTTGCAAATTCAACACCTATTGAATTTTCTTCAGCAGTTAGTGAGGGATTAAATGTTACTCCTATTTTTCTATAATAATAATGCCCTCCTTGCATTTTCATTATTTCAACTAATTCATTTCTTACTGGTAAATTTTTTATATTTTTATCCATAGGTAAGGCTACGGGTAACTCTGAATCAGATACTGTTGATAATTCTCTAGTCCTAAATCTAATTGCACCTATATATGTTGAGAATGCATTTTTTTCAACAGCATATTGATTGGTTTCATCTAAAATCACATCATAGACAAATCCTAATTTTGAATCAAATGCTGGTTTATTATTTCCAGCAACAGAATTACTATTACCAATTCTTCCAGAAAATAATCCCATATTACTTCATTTTCTTTTTTAAATCTTCCAATTCAAATTCTAAATCATCAACTCTTTCAACTTCTTGTTTAGTTTCTTCCAATTCTTTGAGTAATTGATTTTTTTCAAATTCAGTTAAAAACCCATCCTGTCCTTCGGTTTTCTTTTCAGATGCTATAATTTTAGTTGCAATTGTTGCTAACTTAACCAATTGGTCATCGTTCTTTACCGAACTATCAATTAGTGAAGATAGTATTGGACCTACACTAGCTACATCACCAGCGTGCTTAATCATTTTTTTAAGTTCTTCTATTAAAGCAGATATTTTTTGCTTTTTTGAAATTTGATTATTATAGATATCTTCAAATAGAGAGCTTAAATTCTTTCCTTTGAATAATTCGAATTCTGTTGACATATTAATATATTTACATTTTGTATGTATATAAATATGGTTCTATTAAAATGTTGAAATTAAACTGGGATTACTTCGATTGTAATCTTAGGTTGATACCCATCAGGTAATTGTCTATTGATACCTTTGAATTCGTTTACTTTGTTCTTAAAGTATGTTATTTGCAATACCTTATCAGTTAGGTTCATTACAATTTGAGATGATGTAGACATATCTTCCGTATCTCTTTTCATATTAAGAGCCGGTCTATTTGGAAAGTATTCTTTTCTCATAGCCTGTGATATCTCTTTCCAATCATCTACTTTATCAACCGATTTCTCTGCTGATATCTTTCTCATTTTTGAACTTAGATATTTCTCACCATGTGTATATCCAGCATCGGTGAACATATGTCCGTGATTTGTTCTAACAACAGGTGATTCGGAGTTTTGAAGTTTAACATCCGGCTTATGCTTCGATGTAGTTTCAATACTAACCATATGTTTAGGCGATGATACGAATGTATGACCTTT